CTGCAGTTGCAGTGTTGTTCTGAGCACCAGGACGAGCAATCTTGTAAACAGTACGGACAACCTCACGGTTGATCTCTGCCAGCACTTCAGTGCTGAGGATGTTTGCAAGCTCGCTTTCGGCATCCAGACCATGGACTGCCTTAAGGTCCTGAGCAAGCTCAAGACTGTATTCTGCTTTCAGAGCTCTTGACTTCGCAGTAACGGTGACCTTCTCAATCGAGAAGCCCATTTCGTTGAAGTGGTTAGAAGCGCCATCACCCAGTGTTTCAGACTGAGCAGTGGTCATGCCCTGACCGCCGATCGTGTACTGACCAGCACCATCAGCAAGCAGACCAGGATTAGATCCAGTCTGAGTGTTAGATGCAAGACCGTTTGCACTATTCTCGGAAGAATGCTCGGAGTTAACTTCGTTGAAGAAAGTCTCAACGCCGCTGTTAGCGATGTCTCTGTTGGTGCCCGTTGTGGAGCGCATTGCAAAGATCAGTCCAGTAGGACCAGTCATTGGTTGCACGCCGCAGATGTCATAAGCAATAAGCTTAGGCATGGAGCGTCTGATGAGGCTGATCAGCACAGGGTCGAAACCTGCGACAGGACCAGTTGCGGTGCTGCCACCTGAGAAGCCAGTGCCGCCCAGTGAGTTAGTAGGAGCAGCTTCTGTTACCAGACCGCGCTCTTCCTTAAGGAATTTTTCTTGGTTCTCCAAGAGGACTGAGGTAACCGCCTTTCTGTAGGTATCCTTAATAGGATCGAGCTCATTGTGCTCAAGAATGGGGTTCCACTTTTCCTGGAGTGATTCTGCGTTAAACATTTTAGACTCTTAGGTTAAATGAAAGGGTTATTACTTGTTCCAGCGGGAGATCGCTTGGGCATATGCTGCCATAGCGTCACCAACAGGAAGATTCTCAACTTGGACATCCTCAGTGACAGTAGTCACTTCAGGCTTAGTGGAGAAATACGATTCACGGAGGGTAGAGACCTTCGCACGGAAAGACTCTTCATTTTCAAACTCAACAGCTTCCGCCAGGGATACAATCTTCTCGCGTTGAGCGAGTGATAGTCCCTCAGCGATCTCTGTCACAATCCCATTCTTGATATAGGTGCCGACGCTCTTATTAAGCTCGACATTTTCTTCAATAGACTCGTTGAGTTTTGTTTCCATTACATCGAGTTGTGTCTGAATTTCTTCTACAACATCAACTTTTTCTTCGGGGAGATCAATATAGTTCTCCACGAAAACTTGCTTGAGACCTGTAAGCATGGACTCAGCCATTTCGGTTTTGATACCCTGCTCAATGGCGAGCTCATTCTTTGTCATCCATTGACCAACAGCATAAGTCAGATACTCATCGACTTTTTCTGCGAGGTCGGACTTAACAGACTCAATTTCTTCTTCAAGGACTTTAGCGTAGTCCTCGTGCATACGCTCCAACTCTTCGTTGATGCGTGATACGACTGCTGCTTCAAAGATCGTTTTTGCTTTCTCTTTGAATTCTTCAGTCAGCTCTTCACCTTCGGTAAGAGCAGCAACATCAGCAGAAAGGTCTACTTCAATTACAGTCTCCTGAGGCTCTTCAGCAATCACATCGCCCTCGGGCTCGTGACCTGCCTTCACATCACCCTTAGCAGCAAATTCTGCTTTTGCGCCAGAGGCGTCAGAGGGTTTTGTTGTGGGTGCAGCAGCATTTCCACCAGCAACAGTCTTATACTTATTGCTGTCATCTGTGGGTTTGCTATTCTGTGGTGTTGGACCACCGAGATCTTGTACTCCAGCGAGACTACTACCGTCAGCGCCCAGTTTGGGCTGTGGTTCGGCAGGTTTTGCGCCAGCGGTTACACTCGATTCATCCAGAGTTGTTTCAATCTCTTGTGACATTTTGTCTCCTGGTTTACAAACGTGCGATATTTGCTATAGTTATTTATAGATTAAAGATTTTTGATGAAGGAGTGAAACGCGGAAAGTTTCAACTCATCCAACTGAGAACGGTGGGCGTTATCAATTCTCTGTTTAATCTGCTCGATTCTTTGCTCTTGGATTGCGCCTCCAGCATAGACCCACTCTTTTCCTTCCATGATGCCATTGACAAAAGCGTCAGGGGCAGAAGGATCTGCTACAATATCTGCAGCAGTGGCAAGCATAAAGTCATCAGCGACAACTTTTACACCACCTTCTTCTTTGATAGATCCAAGACCTCTAGAAGATACACCTAGTTTTACACCCTCGTCAAGAAGATTCTTCGCGATGTTACCCATGGGGGTATCGAGAAGTCTTGCCTTACCTACGAAGTTGTTACCCTCTCTTTGCAGAGAAGTGATGAGGTGAGACACGCGGTCAAGGTTAATAGTAGGACCATCGGGATGACCCAACTCACCTAATGCGCGACCTTTAGTAATGTATTGCTCGTTGTATTTAGCAACTTCTCTTTGCAGAGTTTCTGCTCTATACATACGACCATTTCTGTTTTTGATCTCACCCTGCAAGAAAACACCTTCGATAAAGTGACGCTTAGCGCCATTCTTACCTTCGACGATGGTTACCTTTGCGGATTCAATCTCCTCTCTGATCAGTCTCATCTGTTGTTTCCTCTGGTGGGGTATCAGTTACCTCGGTCTCTGCAGATGCTTCGACTTCAGGTGTTTCGTCGGGTTCCTTAAACATTGAGGATCCGACTTCTTGCTTCTTGGCGTCAATTTGATCAACCGCTACGACTTTCATAGCAGAATCAACGTAGTCTGATAGATCTTTTTGACCTGCAAACAATGCGTTGACGATCTCAAGCGCGGATTGGGTTGGCATAATTATTAAGAATTCAGTAATACTATTTAGAAATCTCCTTTTTTACGATCCGCAGGATCGATTCCCTGCTGCGCGTATTGATCCATAGCTTGTTGCTCAGGATCAACTGGCTCTGGTTGGAGTGACATTGCCATTTGCTCTACTTCCATTGCTGGCATTTGCATAGGATCAATGACCTTACCGTCTTTGATCTCTTGCGCCATATCCTTATCGATGTCCTTGAATAGGGCATCAGGTTGCTTAAGGATCTGACGACGCATGTATTCCAGCGAGAAGTATTTGCCCACGAATGGGTCCATCTGCTGCAGAAGTGCCATACGAGCATTCATGATCTCTTGCTCTTTCAACTCAGCGAAGTAGTTGTCAGCAACAAAATCATATTGAATATGCTCTTTCATATCTTCCCACTCTTCAGGTGTGAAGACACCTTTCAGAATAAGTTGAGTCTTAAGCAGATCGTTAAACAGATCACCAAACTTCTTGCGGAGTCTAACGACGAATTTTTGGAATTTAACTTCGTCACGGGTGATCTCTGCAGACCTACCAACGTTAAAAGAAGAGTCAGATTCTAGACGTGACTCAGGTACGTTGAGTGACCTGTAGAGTTTCTTCTGGAAGTACTTGACATCCTCCAACTCACCTAGGTTTTGTCCACCTGGGAGTGTGGTGATCTCAGTGCCGCGTCCACCTTCACGTCTTGGCAACCAGAAATCTTCCAGCATAGACATGAATTTCTTGTCATCACGAATCTCACCAGTGTCAGCGTTATACACCAACTTATTTCTGTAGCGAGACATCACCTCTCTGAGGTATTGCTCTGCCTTTTGCTTAGGCAGGTTACCCACATCGATGTAGAAAATTCTACGCTCGGGTGCGCGAGAGAGACGATAGATAACAAGCGAATCCTCAATCATTCTCAGTTGATTGAGTGCTTTAATTGCTTTATGGAGGTGTGACAGCACAGTGTTGCGCTGCATATCAAGTTGCCCTGAGTGGGCATAGCAAATTGCATCAGGTGCAATCTTGATTCCATTGTTTTCGTAACCGCGTAGACCCTTAGGCGCGTAAATATAATACTCAACTGCCTTAGGAATCAGCACGTTGACCTGTGGATCTGCAGGTGAAATGCGATCCTTGGGTTTATCATACTCGATAACTTTCTTGATTTTGCGAGGATCAATATACCTCAACTCTGTAATCCCTTCCTTGGGATTATCAGGGTTAATCATCTTATGGTAAAAGAGGCGACCATCGATATACCATCTACGGAAGATATCGTATGCCTTTCTATCAAAATCGAGGAGACTGAGAACATTCTCAAACTCCTCTCTGATACGAGTCTTAATAGCGTCAGACACTTTAAGATTTGAAAGCTCAATATCAACAGGGTGATCGTCAAGATCTCCAGCGATTGCCTCATTCACAATGTCATTAATTGCTGCATCCGCTTCAGGATGCAAAGACATTCCACGATACCGACCAATAAGATCGACATCGCTCGACTTGTTTGCCGAGTCTCCCAGATCTACATACTGACCAAAATGTCCACCAGCAGCAATGGGCTGCGCGGCATCGTCATTGTCTTTATGCACGAAAGAAGGACCCTTCGCAGAGCCCTTACCTTTCTTTCGATCTAGGGAATAACCAAATAGTTGTGACATTCAACTGTCCCTATACATTATCAATTATTTATACGCTAGGAATTTAACCTATTTAGAAACACTGTTACCAGCGTTATTATCGTTAGCGTATGTCCAGTACTGGACCTGGAATTCAACAGTATACTCTTCAGGAGTATCGTTGCTATCCCATGCAAGATCAATTGCACTGATGTTTGAGGGCCAGATGCCAACAAACTGATACGATCTTACAACACCACCCTGTCTATCATACTGACGCACAATTGCACCAGACTGATATTCAGAGATATTCTGAGGTGTTTGCAGGTTTTGCTGCAGGTTTTGGATCTTAGTAGACCACTCTTCAAACTTAGAGCGCAGTGCGAATCCTTTGTCGTTGAGGACAGTAACTGTCCATGGCTCGAAGGTTCTGTCACCAGCGATCTTGAGTGTCCTACCTCTGTAAGGAACCTCAATCACACCCACTGTAGAAGCGGGGATGTTTGCTGCCTTCACAAGGAAGGTTGCGAGAGATCCAGATGAAGCGGAGGATCCTGCCTGGGAAGCACCAGCAGTTTCCTGCTGGAGTTTCTCTTGAGATCCAGGTGTGGCACCCGATGCTGGGGTGCCTTCATCGACTATGCTAGGGAAACCGATTTCAACTTGAAATAGGTTGGGGCGGGCGAGGTCCCCGATTCTGTTTCTGAAGTCAAGGATTGGTGCATTGACCATCTTGCCTTCTGTCTGCCCTGGGTATTTTTCTGACATTGTTGTCTAGTACTCCGATTGGTTTATGTAATGGGGTTTAGATGGTTGGATGATCAGGTGACGAGCTCGTTAAAGCTAGCGCCAGTCCTTGTTGCCGTGAAGGTCAGTGTGATGAAGTTGATGGATCTTGTGGGTTTCACAAAGATCTCAGCGTAGAATTCACCACGGTCAATTGCTTCCGCTGGGTTGTTGGTGCCATCACAGACAACCAAGAAGTCAACAATACCACGACGTGATTGGACAGATCTCAGGAAAGGCTCAACGATGTTCTTGAATTGTTGGCGAGTAAACTCATCATTCAATTCAAAGAGTTGAGTCTTAGCCGCTTTACTGATCGCTTCTTCGATGACGAGGAAGAGACGGCGGACGTTGATTCTGTCGAATGCAGATTGATAACCCAGTGCAGTCTTGTCTCCGAAGAGGACCATACCCTGACCAGGGAATGCGACGATGGGGTTAACTCTTGCTGCATAAAGCAAATCTCTGTGATCCTTCAAAGGAGAATAAGCAAGTTTGATGCTGTTTCTCAGGTTACCACGGTTGAAACCTGCAGGAGAGAACCAAGGCTCTTGATTAAGAGTGGTGCTCAATACCAGACCTGCCATGTCAGCGTTACAAGGAAGGTAACGATAGACATCGTTATACTTGTCGTAGATATACTTGTAGTTGTTATCGAAGACAGTATACGAGGAAGATCCAAGTTGATCGAAGTACTCAACTGTGCGTTGCACAATTTGAGGTACTGAAGATTGTCCGACAATATCACCTCTATATGGCGAGATGAAAGCGATACAATCCTTACGGGCATCTGCAATGCCGATGATGTGTTGTGCTTTGGCGATAGTATCATTCAAACTATTCATGCCAGGACCCATCAGGATGTAGTCCAGTTGCACAGTCTCAGCGTCATTGAAGAGTGTGTATGCACCCAAGATGTTAGGGCGTGAGATGGTATAACCATCGATGCCACCTTGGAGAGCAAAGCGCAACGTTGCGCGACCCTTCGTGCCAACCAGAGGCACAGCGAGGGGGTTGAGACCTGTTGGGTCATCAAGGTTGTTGAGGGAGTTGTCAGACTTAATCAGATCAAACTCTCTGTTAGTACCACTAAGACCGAAACCGCCAGAAGCGTTAGTGTCGCGATCATAGATGTTGTTAACTTCATGCGATCCCCAATACAGGAATTGCGAGAATTGCTTAACAACGTTCTTGTAGTAGATGTTGTCACCCTGAGGAGACTTGGCATCGGTTGCCTTAGACACGTTGAGGTGCTTCTCAAGGAGAGCGCCAGGTGTGCCAGTCAGTTTTCCGTCGCCGTCAAGGACCAGGATGTGCATCAGGTCGTTATAACCACCTCTATCTTCCACATATGCGGATGTAGTAGGACGAGGAGCGATGTTTGCCCATCTCTGATTCACCCCATAAAGGCGGGTGTCGTAGTCACTTTCGACTGCGGCAATCAGCACAGTAGCAGCATTTGAGTCTGCAACGTTCTGGTTTGCTTGGAAGTTAGGAGATCCAGGGTTAAGAGAAACTCTCAACTCTCTGCGGATTGCCTCAACCGTAGCGGCATCGCCAGTTGCACTACCAGGAGTGTTGCTGCTGTTTGCCAACTCAGAAATGGTATCGCCAATCTCCAGCACGTCAGCGGAGGAGGAGTCGATAGCAACTTCAAGTTTGCGAGTCTCAGGATCCCAAGCAACAATACGACCAGTAACACCACCACTAACAGCAGTGATGTAGTTGTCCTTCTCGAAGGATCCAATCAGGGTAGAGTCGTCAACCACGGTGACGATCGTGTCGTAGGTGTAAACCTTAGCGTAGATGTTTGCTGCAGAGTATGCAACTTCTGCACCACTGGCAAATTGCCACTCAGTGCTAGTAGGTTGTGCCAAAGACAACACCTGATCAGCACCAGCGTCGGTCATTACCACGCGGATGGAGTTACCATGAAGACCAGCAGATTTTGCTGCCCACTTCCAGTTGTTTGCTGCGCTCTCAACGTTGGTCTCATACTCGTCATCGTTCTTGATGAGTGGAGCAGTGATACCAGTTGCAGTTGTTTCGTTGATCTCAGTCTTCTGTGCTGTTACCAGTTGCAGTGCAACGGCAGATCCATCGGTGTGTGCAGCAGCAGTAGTGCCGAGCAGACCGCGAGTCACGTTGAGGTTGTTACCTGAAACACCAGTGATCTGCATGATCTCGTCATCAACTCTAATGTAAGAGTTGGTGCCGCCACCAAGGGTGGTTGCAGAGGTCACTGTAAGAGTGGCGTCAGCGTCGGTGAAGGTAGATCCTTCGTTAATAGTTGATGATGTGCCAGCAGGCTCAATAAGAGTTACTGGAGCAGCAGCAGCGTGAGATGCAGCAGATGTTGCAAGTTGACCGCGAAGCACGGTAACGTCGTTACCAGAGACTGCCTGGATAACGAGCAATTCTGCGTCCACAAGAAGCAGATCGTTAACGTCCAGATCGGTTGCAGCTGCAACTGTCAGCGTAGTGTCAGTGCTGCTGAAGGTTGCGACGATAAACTGTGCAGTATCGATTGCGTTCTTGAGCGAGTCATTCATTGCACGGACAACCTTTACGGTGCCGCCATACAGCAAGAATTGTGCTGCAGAAAACCAGTACTCGTAGTTATACTCGTTTGGACGACCGAAGATCGACAGGAGCTCGCGCTCACTGGTGACCGTGGTCATTGCCTCAACGGGTCCTTTTTCAAAGGATCCCACAATAGCAGCAACATTATCAACTGTTGCGTTGGCTACGGAGGTCAGATCTCTTTCAAGTACAACAACCCCTGGTGAAAGTTGTGTTGATGCCATTTAGATTCTCCTGATTAGATTCCTAGTCGGATGCTGAAACTATTTAGAATAACGGTGTTTTTCAGAGGGTAAACAAGACGAAATCACCAGTCAGGATATTCAGTAATCCATATCTTTTTCTTCTTCCTATTAGCAGCATTACGCTTTACTTGACACTGTTTACAAGTATAAGAATATGCTGAAACATTCTTACCTCTATCAGGTCTAGTCTTATAGAAATGATCTACCAGTGACAGGGTGCGAAGACATTTGCGACACTGCCTATCTACAAATAGAAACTCTTCTAGATCTAGGTTGTCTTCAAAGTCCATTCCTGCACCAATCTGGCAACTTGTTTTTTATCACATCCTTCAGGTGCATTCTTTATACAACGGAGAATGCATTCTTCATCGCTGATAGATGGTTTAATAGTAAACCCCCACTTATCAACTTCACCTTCGGTAGGTGCTTCAACGTAATCAAATTCGCTACTCATTGGTAATCCCACATATAC